TGGTGATTTGGTCTTAAATCTGGTTATTAAGTACCTTTTTTTCAAGCAGTGAAAGGCGCTCATCAAGCTCGGTTGTTTCCTCTGTCAGCTTGGCTGCTGCGTCTCCGTCTAGTTTCCCCACGATCGTTGTGTACCAGTTATTAAATGCGGTCTGCCGTTCTGTGTACCATGTCTCGTAGTTCTGCTCGCGGTTTGTCTCCCACGTGCTGAATTGTGTTTCTTGATCTGTGAACCAGGTTGTGATCTCGACTTCTTTGTTTTCCTTGAATTGTTTGAAGTAGCTTTCAAACTGTGCCGCAAACTGTGAGAAGTCCATCTCCGTTACGGTTGACGCTACAATTCCGCAGTCTGCAGATGTCCGTGTGTCTGTAATGTCTGCCTGCGTGATCTTTGTTGCTCCTGCGTTGACAGCTATATTTGCAAGCCGCAGATCATAGACTCCGTTTGCTCTGACTATGCTCGGGGCTGTCGGGCTTGCTGAGCTGCTTCCCTGGATTAAATTGAGGCTCATGACGCGGTTCGTGTCGTCCCTGCGTAAAACGATCGCATCGATTCGTGACAGCGTTCCTGAGGCTGCAGAAACGTCCAGGCTGGCGTCTGTGTCTGACATTGCGACCTTCCCATTGATGTTTCCGTATCCGGATCCAATCGTGACTGCCATTCCGGTTCCTTCTTTGACTTCGAAGTCTCCGGTGAATATTCCATTAGTAAAGAATTTTTTTAACCAGTTCTCCATTGACGAGGCATCATATTTTCTGTCCCCGTCTTTTGAGTTGTAAAAGAATGATGTTATTGCCATGTTTTATTCGCTCCAATCTATTGACTCCGGTAGTGGATCACCGAATGTTGGTACTATGTACATGTTTTCGTGCTCATATACTTCCTGAATTTCTGTGATCCTTTTGTTTATTCGAAGATCCCATTTCTTTTTTTCGATCGTTACGATGTCGCCTAGATCGTAATCGGTTTTATACGTGAAATTTATTGATGGATTGACGTCTGCTTCGAATGATTCGCTTTCGATATTCTCAGCCAGCTTCTCGTTCCCTCGCTGGATCAATGCGGCAGTGTATTGTGCATCTGTTAGATCTCCGCGCTGGATATCCTTGGCATCCACGAACAGTTCTCGCAGTTCGAGTCCTTCTCCGGATCCAATTGTCACGTATGTGCGTGAGGTTCCTTCTCCGTCTCCGCCAATAACCGCGTATGTCCGCAGCAGCTGATTATTGAATTTATAAGTAGCGTTCTCCAGGTTGCTGTATAGTTCGGAAAATATGACGCGCGCGTTTGTTGTCTGGCTGTATGAATGATCCGTTCCTTTGTATGTCTGAAATAAGATCTTTTTGTTGTCAAAGTCTGGATAGAACCGGAAGCCGATATTGCTGGAAATGGAGAGCTTCTCTTCGTATGTCAGAAGATTTTTATATGTCGCCTGAAATTCCACAGTATCTGTGTACCCGTTAAGCGCTCCAAGTTCGACCAGCGGGATCGCTGTCGCGTTGCTGAGCAATGTACGCATGGCCACTTCCGTCTTTCCTGAGAAGTTGTAAATTCCTTTTATCAGCCTGCGATCCATATACGATGAAAGGAACCGGCCTTTAATGGTCAGTTCCCTCTTCGTTGCGGAGTCTTCTTTTTGTATGTCTTCAATCACTCCGGCTTCTTTTGATCCTGCCTTTGTGACGATGTTTCCTGCTGCTAAAAGTGCCAGGTTCTCGTCTGTGATTGGGACGTGCATTTCAAAATTACCAGGCTCATAGAATTTTCTATTCCAGAGCAGGCTTGTGGCATTGTCGATCTGTCCCCTGCGGAATAGATCAGCTCCATAGATTTTGATTTCCATTTTTATACTCCTACATAGTGAAGCCGATATGAGATCGTTACGTTCATGTTATCTGCTCCGCTGTCTGCATCGTATTTGAAAGTATTAGATCCATGGACCAGCTGCATAAATTGCGAGTCGTCGCTGAGGTATTCGTTGATCGCTGTCTTCACTCCGTTGTGTGTGAGATAGACGTTCTTTTTATTTGTGTCCGTTGTGATCGTTATGATGTCTCCGACCACCAGGTTCATCGGATTTGCTGTCGTTCCGATCTGTAGCTTCTGATCTTGTTCTACCAGCAGCAGAGACGGATTCGTTACGGATCCATCGACCGTGATCGTTGCTGTTATTCCGATGTAGTCTGCTGCAGAGTCGTTGTCGATTTCTTTCAGCGATGATTTTATTCTGGTTCCGAATTCTTCTCCTCCGTCTATGAATTCATGGATCCATTCGAATTCAGACTGCCACCCTGCCATTTGTATATCGATGTCGTATAGGTCTTTGAAGAATGGATCAGGGCAGATCAGTGAGATAGTAGCCATGGCGGATTCGTTCGCTCCGTCAATGTTTACGCTCTCGACGTAATAATCGATTGTGCGTTCTTCGTCTCCTTCGGTATAGATCAGAGTTCCGATTCCCTTCGGTTTGAATATTGTATAAAGGCTCTGTCTGTTTTCCTTGTGGTCGCTCTTATCTCGGAGCGTCAGCACGATGTTTCTTTTTTTCGTTGTCGTCCCGAGGTACGTTGATCCATCGGTCATGGTGTTGTCCGTGACTGCGACATCGTTATCAAAAGAAAACATTCCGCTTGCCTCCGTCAGGAGCCATTGGTTGAATTCCTCGCCCAGCGTGATCGAGACGTTGTTCTCGTTTGTGCATTTGATCGTTCTCGTCATTTACTTGGCTCCCTTCAGTGACAGCACCATGTTGCGTGTTGCGTTCTTTGTTAGTCTTGCGGACTCGCTCGGATCCAGTGCCTTCGGGCTGTAATAATTGTTGTTCTGTGTAAATCCATTCCCGTTCTTGACTGCGTCTTTGATCATGCCGAACAGTGTATCTTCTCCGATCAGCATTTCGCCTTCGGCCGCATCGCCGACGCCTATTACCTGCGGGCTATTGAATACAGCACCGGATTTGGCTGCTCTTGCGTACCAATCAATACCTATGCTCGGCCATGATCCACTGAAAATATCCGTGATTTGCCAATCGCTCGGGTTTAATGAAAAGTGCGGCAGTGGAATGCTCGGCCAGTGCCAATCAAAATTGAACAGGCCTTTGATCCCGTCAATTGCTCGGGAGAATGTGTCCTTGATTCCGTTCCAGATTCCCTCGACAGGTGCGCTTACTGCGTCCCATATTCCCTCGAAAAATCCGGGGACGGTATCCCAGACGCCTTTGATTACATCCCAGGCTCCGGTCACAAATCCAGAGACGCCATCCCATATTGGTCCGGCGACTGCGGCGATTCCGTTAAACAGTGCAGAGAAGAATGGCTCTGCAAATTTCCAGACTGCCTGGATCGTATTCCATGCCCCTACTACGACCGCGCCTATAATTGCAAATACCACGCCGACCGTTGTATTGATTGCATTGAATAGTCCTTCAAAGAATGGCTGGCATGCGGTCCATGCGGGCTGTATGACGTCGTTCCATGCGCTGGTTATGAATGAACCGATTGCTCCGAAGACGGTGCTTGTAATGGCTTGTATGCCCTGGAAGAGCGCCGTGAAGAATGGCTCGCATGCGGACCAGATCTCCTGCGCTTTTGTCCATACATTTCCGATGACCGTTTTTATTCCTTCCCAGATCGGTCCTGCGACTGATTTGATCGTATTGAATGCGGTCGTTACTCCGTCTCTGAACCATGCACAGTTATTCCACAGGAGAATTATTGCGGCGATTGCTGCGGCGATTCCGATTACGACTGCTCCGATCGGGTTAGCTGCAAGGACCGCGTTCAGTGCTCCCTGTACAGATCCCCATGTGCGGACGGCGCTTATTACTCCGCCGACGACGCCGGTGACCTTCGTTACCACAGCCATGACCGGTCCTACTGCTGCGGCCACTCCTGCGATCTGAATGATCGATGTCTGCATCGCTGGGTTCAGCGAGTTCCATCCGTTGCTTATGTTTTTAATAATATTACCGGCTCCGCTCAGCACTCCTGTGATCAGTGGTGCGGCTGAGTCGACGATGTCTGCTCCGGTGACTTTTACCTGGTTCAGGACCTCGGTGAATTTGTCAATCGGATCTTCTGTATCTTCAAATGTCTGAGAAACAGAACCGGTAAAATCTGACAGGCTTCCTGTCAGATTTTCGAGGTTCAGCTTTCCGTTCTTTGAGGCGTTGTAAATCGCTGCTCCGGCTTTTGATCCAAACAGATCGTATGCTGCAGAAAGCTTTTCTGATTCGGTTCCGCTTCCCTGCATCGTCTGCGTGAATTCTGACAGTTTATCGTTTAGTGAGACGCCGTCTGCTGCTGCTTTCTTCATTGCGGTCTTGAAGCCCATTAGCATCTGCGTGCTGTCCATGCCGGCCATATCTACCTGGCCGAGGAAGTTTGCGGAGTCTGCTGCGCTCATTCCCATTTCGTTAAAGTATGCCGCGTTTGTGGACATCTCGGAGCTTAGTGTATCGACCGAGACTCCTGTCTTCTGCCCGACCGTGTTCAATGCGTCGAGGATCCCGCTTGTGTCTGAAGCGTTCAGTCCAAATGCCGCGACCACTTTGCTTACGCTGTCGACCGATGTCGAGACGTCTGTGTTGTTGATCTTGGCAAATTTTAAGAAGTCAGTTGATAGTCCTTGGAGCTCGTCTCCGGTTACTCCAAACCGTGTATTTACTTCGCCGACTGCGTCTCCGGATTGCTGGAGGCTTACAGGGAGCGATGTTGAGATCCCCTTTGCAATGTCCTGCATCGATTTCAAAGCGTCGCCAGTGGATCCTGTCTTTGTTGTGACGGTGTCCATTGCGTCATCCACGGATTTCCATGAAGCGACTGCGGCGGTTGCTGCGCCGACCAGCGGAACCGTCAGGCCTTTTGTAAGAGTCTTAGATTCTCCCAGCGATTTGCTCATAGCTGAGCTCAGGCTCGTTCCTGCGGCTTTTCCGGCCGAGTCTCCGGCTTCGGTTGATGCTCCGGTCATCTCTTCCGTGATTGACGCCTGTGCGCCCTTCATTGTCGGTATGATCGTGATTGTCGCTTGCGCGACCTCTACCATTTCAGCCATTGTGTTCTCGCCTCTTTTCTTCAAACCACTCATGAAGTTTGGCTGCTGGTAATGCGCCAGATCCATAGTGTCGTTTATTGTCGTCTGTTTTTGTTTTTTGCCCAGGTCTTGGATATGGTTCAGGCACGGTTGCTCTCTTCCCGCTGGATAGTGCGACCAGGTTCGCGTTCAAAAGCGCGAGCATGTCGTATATGTCAGCCAGGATCGCATTCGTCTTTGTCTGTGAAGCCCATTCTGAGACCTCCGGTTTTGTTTCTTGGCATGTTGCTGAGTCTGTGCTCAGATTTCTCACAAAAGATGCGAGCGCATCCCATGAAAGGCTGCGCCCGACATCGCTTAGTTCGTGACCTGTCTTCGTGATCAGATCGTACTCTACGGCCTGCCTATGCTGTGAGATGTATGTGGCCAGGCCTGTTATTCCCCCGCTTTGGAGTTCTGTCCGTTCTGCTCATACCTGAAATACGCTTTCACGATTTCAATGTATCCCATTTCGCCGAGCTTCTCTCGGCCGATGTCTGGGCATTCGCGCAGTACGAATTTGCGGCAGAGCACCGCCTGTTCTTTCAGCGGTGTGTCGTCCTTGATTCCGGAGACCTCCTCGATCTCGTCGATGGACATCTGCCCGATCGGTTTGATCGTATAGGTTCCCTGATCTCCTTTGATAGAGAATGCGGTGCGCTTCTGAATATTGAATTCAGTCATTTAATTCACGCCCCCACCTTTGCTCCGTCGTCTGTGATCAGTTTGAAGCCGTCGTTGACAGCGGTGATCGTTGGCGTCCAGGTGATTGCTTCTCCTGGTTTGAATGCGATCTTGTCGACAGATGTGATCTGTCCTTCTCCGCCGATTCCGATCATGTCTTCTCCGTCCTTCATCAAGAACAGATACATTTCAGGATCTGGCAGTGTGCTTGCGGACAGGTTCGCTGTGATCAGTGCTCCGTGGTCTGCTGTCGCTGCGGTTGCTGTGACGTTTCCGGATCCGAGTACTGTCTTCAGTGTCTCTTCGGTTGTGTCGATCAGTGGTGCTCCGATTGTCTCGGAGTGCTCTGTCATAATGATCCGCTTGACTACGTTCGCCCAGTTCTTGAGCAGGTCTGTCTTCTTATCTGTCGCCAGTGAGATTCCGTCTGCAGAAACATCGCCGACTTCCTTCCACGCTGCGTCCAGCTTTGTCGCTGGGGATGTTGGTAATGCGGTGCCCACAGGTGCGTGGTACATCATGCCGGTTGCGAGGCCGGTGCCGAGTTTAATATCGCTCATTTTTTATTCCTCCGTTATATGTTTGTTTTTTCCTGGTGAGCTGTCACGATCAATCGTGCCGAGCACATGGCCAGGTCTGGACGGACTGGATCTTTTCCCCAGGAGCCGCTCGTATTTACTTCAATGTGACGGATCGCAGTTGTCTGCTCTTTCGCCACCTGTCTCAGGACGCCGATTGCGTTCCTGATCGTGAGGTCTGCTTCTGCTTCCGTTGACGCTCTTGCATCGAGTGCGATTTGGAATGTGTCGATGGTGTCTTTGTCGGTTCCTCCGACTCGTTGCACCAGTACATTTGGCAGTGTCGGTTTTTTTGGAAATGGCCGGCAGTATGCTTTGATGTTTCCTTTTTCGATTGCTGTCCGGACCTCTTCTTCGATGTCTATGCTTCTAAGGATTTCCATTGCCATTTACTTCACCGCCTTTGAGAGTGCTTTGTCTTCGGATTCTGCGACCATAGAGTTATGGTCGGTCGTTGTTACGCTGGCCACCCATCTGCCTCCGCCATAACCGCCTTTCCACGTATGCGCTGCGAAACCTTCGCCGCCATGTGTGTTGTTTGCGTTTGCGCGGTCTTTCATTTCATCTGCTTTTTCTGCGACCAGTGTCTGTACTCCGGATCCATTTAAGATCTGGCGGAAACCGTCAGAAATAAATTTCAGCCTGATCTGTGTCGTCATCCTTGCCACCTCTGCAGATTCAGCTGGATATGATCAAGTGCTCCTGTCGCTGATGGCCATGTCTGCGGTTCTCCTGTAATCGTGTAGACGTTTCCGTTGTACTCGATTCGGTCGCCCGCTTCGATGTCAGATCCTGCTGGCATATAGCATGTATATGATTCTGAAATTCCGAGGACTCGCCCGTCTTGTGACAGGCTTGTCGTTGCTGGCTGCATTGAGCAGTGCTGGATCTCTTTTCTGTCTGGATCGCTCCAGTCTAGTATTTCAGATCCGCGTACTGTCTTCGCCGTTGGTCTTAGTCTCGTGACCGTCTGTGTTGCAAATGTCGGGAGCATTAAAATACCCCCTGCAGGCGATATGGTGCCAGGACCTCTTTGTTATCGTCAGGCAGTGCGGTTGCTCTTGCGGAATTGATCCAGTTTGAGTTGTACGTTACGGCTACGCCGCCCGCAGATTCAGATTGGACTCCTCCTGGGCTTACCAGAGCATGTGTTACGCGATGAGCCACCAGCTCTTTGATGCCGTCTGTGAGCTCCACAGGTAGCCCTGCGGCGTAATCAATGACGATCCTGCTGTATCTTTCCAGGCCATTCATATTTACGTCGAACAGGCGCAGGATTCCGTCTGTCTCGCACGTGTATGTACTGACGATCGTTCCTGTCCATTTTCCTTCGCTGTCTTTTGTTGCTCCGATGATCACCGATTTTATCTCCGTGACATATTTTGCTGGGAGCTGGATCATCATGTCGTGATCGATCAGAGAAATGTTGCGGCTCTGCAGTGTGTATTCCGCTTCGCATTCCAGGTTCGTTGATAGATGCCATCCTACGTAATTACGGATTGCAGATTGTGCTGCTGTGATAGCTGTTGCGATCCGGACGTCTCCGCTGTATTTGTTTGCTGTCATCGTGTTGAATTCGTCAGCGTTCAAAAGATCGGGCATCTTGTCTGCGGTTGTCAGCTTGTATCCCCAGTTTGTTAATACGCTCATTTGTTCTTCACCGTCCTGGCTTTGTTTGATGGAGTCACTGCTTTTGCTTCTGCTGCAGGTTTCGTCTCTGCTGCTGGCTTGACTTCGACTGCGTCTTTTGGCTGCTCGCCTTCCTCGTATTGGAAAGTTAAGCCATTGCATTTATAGATCTTTAGCATGGTTTCACCACCTCTCTTAAATTGAAAAACAAAGGACAGCTTTTGCGACTGTCCTCTGTTTCATAGTTCAGGCCTTCTGTGTCAGATTTACGAAGCCGGCCGGACGTCTTACGGCGAGGACCAGTCTCTCTTCTGCGCGGATTGTCATCATGTTCTTTGTGAAGTCGTCTGCGTCAGTGTTTGTTGCATCTACGGACTGACCGTCTCCGTTAGTTACTACGGAACCGCAAGTCTTAAATGCGCCAATTACGACGCCGGTGACATCGTCAGATTCGACTACGTTCAAGCCCCAGACTCTCTGGTCTGCTGGATTTCCAAAATAGCCGCCGCCATAGTATTGGCCATTGCTGTCCTTGCCAATGTCGAGGATGTATTTCAGATCTGGATTGATCAGGATGGAGTCGGCATCAAAGCCGGTTGCCTTCTTGATGTTCTTCTTTGCTTTGCGTACTGCGTCAGCGATTGCGACGGCGCTTGTCAGATCTGCTGTGTCAGCCTGAATGCCGGATGTGGCAAGCAGTGCGGATACGAGATTGACCTGCTCCTGCAGGCTGAGCTGGTAAAGCAGACGGCCGTTGATAGCAGATGCCAGGAATGGTGCGTCGTTGATATATTCATCAGATTCCTTGATGAATGCGGCGATCTTTTCCAGAGATACTGTCTTCGGTGTTGGATCTGCGAAGTGGATCTGTGGCTTTGCTGCGCCTTCAGCTGTCTTAGCGAATGCACCTTCCATTGCGCCTTCGATGAAGTATGTTAGTGTGTTTCCGGATACTGTCTCGGAATTGAAAAGAGCGCGGACGTTGAGTTCTTTACGAGCTGCGGTGACGATGTTTGTATCGTATGTTGTGATTGCGCCGACTACTCCTGCAGGGACTGTCATTGGATCTGCTGCTGCCTTAAATCCGGAGACTGCGATGTTGAAATGTTCGCCCTTTGCTGGCTTCTTCATTTTCTTGATGAAATTCTCGCCGAGAGATTTTGCTGGATTTTCGCTTGGTTCTGCAGCTGGCTCTTCATGTGTGCCGATTGCTGCGATCTTTGCGAGTGCTGCGTCAGCTTCTTTGACCTGCTTCTCCAGGTCATCAATTTCAGCGGTCAGTTTTGTGCCGCTCTTGATGGCTTCTTCGTCGCCATCGTTGATCTTTGTCTCTAAGCCCTTGAGCTCTGCTTTCTTAGCAATGAGACGTTCTTTTAATGTCATGTTGTTTTCTCCTCCTATTTTAGGTTTTTGATATATGTCAGCAGTCTATCTTTTTCAGGATTGCTTGCCATTGGATCCTCCGATTCGCCTTCTGGCTCTCCGTTGTCGTCTGGTTCGTCCTCTCCATGATGATCGTCTGCTTCGACCTCGATCAGTGTGCGGAGCTTTGTCTCCGCTTCATGCAATGCATCGGCCACCTGTTTGATGATGTCCTCGTCCGCTTTGCTGTTTCTTCTGCCGCTCTTGATGTCGGTTGTTACGGCACGAGGGTTTGCTGGAATTGGTACGATACTAACTTCGAACAGATCCAGCTTCCTAAGCTCGTGTGCTTTCGTTCCGTCGTCTAATGTTACGACGCCATCGTCTAAGATGTCGTATGCGAAAGAAAATTGATAGACCACGCCAGATTTGACCAGGTCTCTTTTCTCCTGTGCGATCGGTGTATCGAAAAAATGCGCCGTCATTAATGGTCCAGTTTTATCGTCTTCGATCTTATCTACTGATCCCACGATGATGTCCAGATTATGGTTCCAGCATAGTGGGAAAGGATGACCGCTTGCGATCCGGTTCTTGATTGTGTCTGTAAATGCTCCAGGTGCCACGATGTCTCCATAGCTGTCAGGGATTCTGTCGTATGTCGAGAAATATCCGGTAATGGTTCCGGCGTCTGTCATTTCAGCTTTGAATAGCATCGTTTTGTATTTGATCGTTGTGTTTTTACGTTTCATTGTCTTATTCCTCCGTGATAATGATTTCCGTGCTGCAGTTGCATCCGCAGCTCTCGTCTGGATCCAGGTTGTCGTCTCCTGGCCAGTAAGCTCCGTTGCTGAATGTCTCGTCAATTGGTACCGTCTCGCCGTTCATAGCTGCGTGAGATGATCTTGCGTTGTCTCCGGTCACCCACATTTTTTCGACCGTCTTTTGGTATCCTTGATCTTTTGCTTGTTTACATGCTTCAAGAAGTCCCCAGCTGGCGACCGCCGTTGCCACAGATCGACCGAATGAGTCAGCGTCCCTGTTTTCCCTGGTATCGAATACCGTTTCGACTGGATCTGTCTCTTCCTCGTCGTCTTCACCGTCGTCTTCTGCTTTGACTTTCGGCTGCTGATCTTTTTGTGTCCGCAGTTTAATTGCTTCCTGCAGTTTGAGCTTTGTGCTTTCATTGATCACCATCGCTCGTCCTTCGGATAGCTTGCGGAGATATGCTCCAGTGAGTTTCGGTTCGTATTCCGTTCCGAGTTGATCCGCTGCATCTTTTCCATGCGTATCCGATATCTGATCGATGATCGGTTCTAGATCGTCAGCCAGCTCTTCGTTCCATCGCTTGTCGTCCCACCAGCTCGTCGCTTTTGCTCCGATCTTAGGAATTACAGAAGCCCTTTGCCTCTTGAAGAATTTTTTCAGTGCATCGGACATCAATTGGTCCTCTTCTTTTGAAGATTTCCCTTTGATGTGTAATGCCTCCGCTTTCCCATCCGGCTTGTGCCGATCTGGATTGCATGCCTTAGATTTCGGTTTTCTTCTGTCTGGATTGCATGCGTTGTCTTCGATCTCGTCATCGTCGTCTTCCGATGTGATCGGAACCAGTGACGTGATTGTAGATGGAACTTGCGGATCCATGTGTGTGTCGGTCGGTGAAGCCTGACCGCCTTCGGTTACATTGAGCGGTGTAATGATCGACTGGCCTTGTCCGTTTGGCAGTGGTGGCATATTGTTGTCGGCTCTTGCCTCGTCTCTTGTCATCCAAGGACCGCCGACAGCGCTCTGCAGAATTGCTGCGCGCTCTTCGAATGATCCTTTTAGCTTTTCTCTAAGATCGAATTCCACGTATGTGCTGGCGTCTGCTCCGATCATTGGCAGCAGGAATGAATTGATCCGCTGCTGCAGCATCTGGATCGTTGGTCCTAGGCAGTCCGCATAAAGTGCGCGAGCGTTATCTTTTGCGCTGGCGTATGTCTGCGTTGTTGTGTGCCAGATCAATGACGGATTGATGTGGTATGCTGCCGCCACATCTTCACGGCTGAGCTGTTTAGTTTCTGCGTATTGTGCTTCCTTTGAGTTAAATTGATAAGGCTTGATCTCCATTCCGTCTTCCAGGATTGGCATCTTGCCTGCGTTGGACCCGCCGCGTCCCCAGGATTCTCTGAATGCGGTCGCGAACCGTTTTCTTGTCTCGTCATCCCACGGCTGTACATTTGCCGGTCTCGTTACGTATGCATTAAAGCGTCCGGAGCTCTTCCAGACTTCCGTTCTGAATTTGTCCGCCTGGACCTGCTCCGATAATGTCTGCCTCAATGCTGCGATCGGTGATTGGTATCCGCCTGGATTTCCTGGGCTGTACATTCTAAACTGCACGAATTCAGTACGCGGGATCCGCATGTATTGTCCTCCGGTCCCTGTCATGACCTCGATTGCATCTGGGGCATAACTTGTGCTGCGCTCTGTATCTTTCATCCATTCGCGTGGGATCAGACGGATCTGGTATCCGCTTTCGCTGTCTGCGTCTGGAAGGAGCCATATTGTGGCCACTCCCATCAGCATGAGTTCTGTCACCGTTGCTTGTATGAATTCATAGCTTGTTTGATCTGCGTTCGGCCTCCAGAGAAGTTTCGCGGCTATGCTGTCGCGGTCTCTCTGTCTGTCGTTCTCGTCCTGTCTTTTGTAGACCTTCAATGGTAGCTGGGCCACCGAGTCGGCCAGAAATGATACGACCGCATGCAGGTTCGCCTGCGTTGCGTATAGCTGCCGCGCTGATAGTCCATCCACGATCGGGTTCTCGTCCGGCGTGATATTTACGTGGATCGTTGTGGTTCCGAATAAGTCCCTCAGTCTCTGTGTAATATTGGGCATTTTCTTCACTGCCTCCTATCTTCAAATAAAAAGCAGGTCGTG